CTTCAACAAGACCCTTCTTTAACATTTCTTCTGCCAAGATCGGCCCGGCACAATTTGCTCTCATAATACTCGAGTCCTCTACAGAATATAAAACATCTGTTATGTTGTCATCAAGAACTGCATCAGTTATTACATATGCGATAGGAATACCTTTACCGTCAAGCGTGGCATCTGGACGATAAATTGCAGTATCTTCTGTAATATGAATAATCTGATCTAAATCAGATTCTTGGTAGAATTTGCCCTTCCACTTCTCAAAGGTTTCCTTTTCACCATAATCATTTTTAGCTGTTATGTACTTCATGATAACCTTTCAACACTTTTTCGTAAATACTTTCTGCAAGATACTTCAACATGAACGGTGCCACCATTAATCCAATTCTTGCAAGTTGCTCGTTGAGAGTACCCGTTAAAACATAATCTTCTGGGAGCGTCATAATTCTTTTTGCTTCCTTGGTTGTATACACACGATCCTCTTCTGCATGAAGGTGGACTGCAAGACTTGTCATCAAACCTTGTTCTGATAGAGTGTGTGATGCTTGATTCCAAGGCACTCTACGAGATTGATAAAACGAATGTTTTGCTTCTGGTACAGATTTTCCCATTTTCTGCCTATGTGCAATCACTTTTTCAAACCACGGTCCAACAACATCATCGCCCACGGATACAACTCTATCTGGATTCTTTGGTAATCTTTTCATCCACTTGTATTTAGCACTTTTCTTCATGGTCATACAGAGTTCTTCTGCTTCTACTCTATTCTCATTATTAAGTCTTAAATCACCTATTGCTTGTTCTAGAGTTGGTTCTTCATCAACTGGTTCTGGATAGATGGATGACAATAATATCCAGTTCATATCAATATCATCTAATACATCATCACGAATTGATACGATAAACACTCTCTGACGTTTCTGTGGTACTCCAAAATGTATTCCATTAAGAACCTTATACGTTGTACTATATCCTAGAGCTTCAAAATCTACAACCATACGATTCAAATGATCTCTTGCATAGTCCATCGTAAGACCTTTGACATTCTCACAAATAATAACCTTCGGTTTCAACTCACCAGCAATACGAATCATTTCCCATGTTAAATCTTCGATATTCTTTTGCTTCATACCATAAGCAGTCTTTTCCTTGTTCCATCCTTCTTTCTTAGTTCCACTCATAGAAAATGGAGGGCATGGTGGAGAACCATCTAAAATATCTAACTCACCAACTTTAAGACCTGTCATTTCCATAATCTGTTGTCCAGTGACATTTTTAATATCACCGCAAATATGTGGAGTGTTGGGCCAGTTCGCAAGATAGGTATCAACTGCAACTTGTTGAAACTCATTTACAAATAGACAATCACCACCCGCAAGTTTATAACCAACAGAAGAACCACCACCGCCTGCAAAAAATGATATGTAAGTAAATCGTTTACGAGCTGCACTTTTCTTTAGATCATCTAGAGTATAACGATAATATCTCAATTAAAAAAATCCTCTAAACTTCCTTGGGCGCCATAACTTGAGTCAAGCAACCAGTTTATCTTATCAGTAATAAACTTGAGAGGCGCAATAAAACTCTTATTGAATTGTTCATCATAGTCTATTCTATCCACAATGTCAAGTTCCCTTGGAATTTTTGTTATAAAAGAAAATGCAGATGATTGATATATGTTTGGTTGCTTCATGTGCAAAAATTTTATCTTAGCACCCTCGTCTATATAAGGATACTTGTTAAATAACTTATGTTTCTTTAAAAGGGAGTTATAAAGCAGGCTGCCCTTGCAATGTATCGGAGTTCCAGATTTCCACATACCACTGGAAGATGAAAACTTTTTCAAACCATTTACTGAACGGGGATACGCAATATCTTCTGGAGGCAAGTTCATAAATTCATCTCTAAACTCTTGTATGAATGTATTTAGCATTTTCTCATCGCCAGTCATTATGATTTTCAATGCATCCCTAATCTTTTCTCTGCATACTTGTGGAGTAGAGGATTTAACCGCTTCAATGCCCATAATCTTTAGCTGTGGGGTTTTATATCGAACACCTTCTATGTCCCAACAATTTAGGATGTACCGCTTCTTTGCGCTCCAAATTCCGCGCTCTGCAATTGCCTCACGCCCCATTATCATCTTCTGTTCATAAGCATTAGTTACCTTAGCAAGAGCTTGATAACTTTTATCAATAAAAGGTTCCAACTTTTCTTTTGCAATTGTATCCAAGAAGGAGACAATTTTGCTAGGTTCTGTTCCCTCTTTAAACACACTACTAACCAACTTGTTAAGAATGAGATAGCAGGAATCTGTATCCGCTGCAGCCACGTAATCCTCATTTTTTGTCTCCAAGATTTTATTAAGGTAGATGTTAAGAGCCTTCTCAATCCACCGTATAGAAAGTTGGCCAGACGTTGTAATTGCAGTAGCGATTCTAAGATCAAAATACCTGAACCAATTATTCCCAATAGCACCGTATGCAGAATTAAGAGAAATCTTCTTCGCCATTTGGATATTGTTATATTTTGATATATCTTTGAGGAACTTAGGGTCTTTAGTATCCTCATATTTTTGCTTAGCATCGAGCATAAGTCTTTTATACTTTGTTCGATCATTGTATATGTTCTCCATAATCTCCGGCAGAAATCCTCGTTTATCTTTTCTGAAATATGCACCGTTAGGAGTCATACAATACTCAGTAGTATTTCTAATCTTGCCGTCAAGTATCTTATCAACCATTCCTTCTTCTAGTTTTACACCACTATTAACCAAAGTTTCTGGTGAAATATTATATTGCATAATTAAATGTGGATACAGAGAATTTAAATCAAATGACATAACCCATTTATGCATACCCACTTGTGGGTCTTTAACATAAGCACCCTCATACTTTTCTACCTTCTCTGCCTTTATTTTCTGAGGAATGACAATATTCTTTTCTCTCAGATAATTATATATGAGTATATCCCAATAACGAACAGAGCCAAGTACATCAATATAATTAACCTTGCCCTCGTAAGCCATAGTCAAACACAACTCAATTAATTTCATCTTGTCTTCTAGTTTATCAACAAGTTCCACATCATTAATATTATACTCAATAAAGGACTGATAATCTTTTGTATACCATTCACGAAAGGTTTCAAATGGATTACCAGTTTTTTCTTCACCCAATTCAACCTTTGCGATATAATCTAAACGATAAGATTCCTGAGCCGTATAGGTAAACTTGCGATATAGATCAAAATAATCAAGTGCAGCAATTCCCTGTATTTCATACACCTGATGATGTCTCCCCATCTGATATATTTCACGTTCCCTTACGCTACCCCAAGGTGAAAGTCGTTTTAGTTCATCTTCACCAAATAACTTTTTAATACGATTACACACATATGGAATATCAAAGAACTCAGAGTTCCAGCCGGTAACAATATCTGGCCAATACTTTTCCCAAAATACAAGAAACTCTTTTAGTAGATGTACTTCATTATCGCACTTTATATAATTTACATCTTCACGATTCGTTTCAAAATCTCCAATACCCCACACTACAATACGTTTGGTTTGATGATTTTTGATTGTAATAGATAAAAGTTCTTCTTCAGCAAGTTTTGGTGAAGGAAATCCATTTTCACATTGAACTTCAATATCAATCGTTACAATAAGTATCTTTTCCAAATCCCAATCAACTTTACCTTTATGAGTATCAGAAATATAGGTGTAGGGATATTGAGTATTTCCATAAACAAGATGCGGTTGATTCTTCATAGATTCAACCCACTCCTTAGCTTCTTTCATGTTGGTAAATGTCAAATTAGTGACGTAACCACCATTAAGATTTTTATATGGAGTTTGTTTTTTTACAGGGGCGTAGAGTGTTGGAGAATATCTAACTTTAGAATTGGTTCGTTGACCATTTTTGATTTCACGAACAAGTAGATTGTTTCCCCATTGAATTACATTCGTATAAAAATTCATTCAATAACTATATCACCTTTGAAGTTAATTGTCAAGAACATATTTGGTTGTTATCACATATTTCCTTTGAGGGTTAACCATTACATTGAATCGATTCATAGTGTATCTATTTAACAAAACATCTGTACCCATTTCTGTTCTGTCATTTAAACCAAACGTAACCTCTTCATACAATGTACCAGCAAATTCCATATCAAGTTTTATAACTGGCCGGTCATCTTCTCCACCACCAGTATCAACTGTATATGTTTTTACCAAGTCTGTAGTTATTGTTTTTCCATTAAGAGAGAAAGTAATTTTCTTTCCTTTTATTTTAATATCTTCAGCATGAAGAACTGACAATACAGGATTGCCTGTATCGAATTTAGCAATTATTTCACCAAAAGGTTCAACATTAACTACTTCTTCATAACCACATTGAGTTGGTACTTTATAACGTATATCTGGATTTTTAAAATATTCCAAAATATCTTTTACAATATTTTTCTTGTTTGCTTCTTCAATACCTTCTGTGCCAGGCGAACTGTTTACCTCTAAAATATATGGGGGATTTTTTTGAGGATTCTTAGAAGCAATAAAATCAACAGCGCTCAAAATACCACCTAAAGCTTTAGCTGCAAGAAGCACTTGTTCTATTTCTAATTCTGTTAACTTATATGGTTTTACCTTCGATCCCTGAGAGAAATTTGATCTGAAATCTCCCTCTACAACTTCCCTCTGCATAGTAGCAATCACCTGACCATCAAGAACCATAACCCTAACATCAAAGTCTGTTTTAATATATTCTTGAATTAATAAATCAGCGTTTGAATCTGTCTTATACATCAACTGTACAATTGAAGATAATGCTCTTTCAGATTCAATAAAGAGAACACCAATACCCTTTGAACCTCGCAAAGTTTTCATAATGATAGGAAACTTTGTTTCTAGGTTTTCAACAGCAGTTTCTAAAGAATCTTCATTTGGCACTAAAACTGTTTTTGGTTGTGTCAGTCCATAATCTTTTAATTTAATATAAGTACGATATTTATCTGCTGCGGTAGAAATTGTTTCCCTACTATTGACAACACAAATACCAATCTTTTCTAATTCAGAAATTAAATCTAATGAACTATCTTTTGTGGGTGTGCCTCGTACAAAAACAACCGTGTCATACGAAGAAATTTCAAATCCCGTATCATCATCCAATTCATAAATTGTATATGTACCATTATTATATAATACATTAGCACCATCCATTTGTATAATATAATAGGAAAGTTTAAGTTTATCTGCTTCTTCCTTTATACGTTTAGCGGTGATTGCATTATCACCATGCTCAACTGAAAGAACGACTATCCTATAATCTTCATCCTTTGCTTCTGTTATAAAGGATTTGAACTTTTCCATTAAGCTTCTTTCTTCTTGCCTATGTTATATTTGGTTTCTAATGTCCATTCACTTTTTTCACTAAACGAAAGCACTTTAATTTGGCTTAGTGGAGCAACTTCTTTCACTTCTCCAATTATATTAATCAAATCCCAATCCCTCAACAAATTTGTAATAGTATTACGCCTTGCTATATCATTCTTAGATAAATTGGTTTTCTTTCCATCAAGAGCAAACAACTCTTTGAAATGCACAATATA